AACGTTAGTTGGACCTGGATCGGATGCAGTTTCGTTCAACATACGACGGTCTTGAGCCATCGCTTGTGCTTGGTTTTCCAATACTAGAGCGGTAACGCTTCTTTTGTATGGGTCTTTAATGGATTCCAATTCTGGGTGTTCCAAGATTGGTTCCCATTTCTTTTGTAGTTCTTCTGTCATGAACATGTGAATGTCTCCTATTGTTTAACTTAAATTTTTATTGATTACACTCTTTTATTAAGAATGCCAACGACTTGTTCCATCAAAGGATCCAAAGACTTAGTAGTCTTTTTGTCTTCTTCAATGTGGACTTCATCATCTAAAGCAGAATTGTCTGCAACTTTTACGTCAACGTTGAAATAAGATTCAACTAATGTTGACAACTTTGCCGCAAATTCTTCTTCAGTAGTAAATTCCACACCCTCTGCGAGTGATTTCAATTTTTCTACTTGAGTTTGCGATAGGCCTTCACACACTGCGTAGATAGCCTCAATTTTTTTATGTTCGTTTAATTCTTTAGACATTTCAACGCTACGGTTGATTTGTTCATTCAATTGAGATTCCAATTCAGACACTTTGTCTGCCATTTCGGCAACAACATCAACTTTGTCTTCAGGAATATCAATGTAATGTTCAACAAATACATTGCGTAGAGCGCCGATAAAGTCTTCAGCAATTTCAGCACGTAGACCAGATTCTACGGCCAATTCGTTTTCTTTCATCCATTCTTCAGCCATATAGTTTAGATAGTCATCAACTTTGGATGCCAAATCTTCTTTAACTTGTTCTACGGCTTCATTGAATTGTTCTACCAAGTTAGACTCAACTTGTTCAGCAATAACTTGAATACGAGCAGCAACGGCAGCTTCAAAAATTGTAGTTGCTTTAGCAGCAAATTCTTCTGATAGGTTTTCACCAGCCAACAATGCACGAACGTCATCAGACATATCTAATGCTTCCATGTTAACGTGTTGTGCTTGTGAACCTGCTGTTTGTGAACCATCATAGTGCTGGAATGTAGAACCTTTGTTCATGCCGAATGTGTTTGCTGGCAATTTACCTGCAATACGGTCACGAATTTGGTCAATATGGTTAGTCATTGTTGCAACAGTAGTTGGGTGCATAACGTCTTTACGACCCATAGTTTGTTGTGGTTGACCAGAATATGTATTGTAACCAACTGTACCTAAGTGTTGGTCGTTCTTTTCAGAACCAACAGGTGGTGTTGCACCTGGAGGAGTTGCGCTTGGAGTACCTTTTAGGTAATCTGGCAATTCATCATCATTAACTTCTGGTGAATGACCAATAATACCTGCATCTTTTTCGCCATAGGCTACTGATGCTTGAAGTCTATCGTCACCAACTTCACCTTTTTTGTGAGCATCTTGGCCACGCATACCTCTTTTTGCCATAATATTAGAATCAAAGGTTTCTTTAGAACCTTCACCTAATACTGCTTTAGCGGCTTCTGACAGATTGAATCTTTTTGACATTTAAAAATCTCCTTGATTTTGTATTGAATATTTATAGGTTATAGTTTTTTCATGAAGTTTTCAAATATGCGAAGACTTACTGCTTCGACATCCGCACGTGATGCTGATTTGATTTCTCTAATCGCTTGTGCGTGTTCTACTTCAGTCCAAACACCATTTACCAACATCCATTCTTTTCCTTCCATAATGCCTTGAACAAATGCTCCAGGCGCAGAAGGGTCTGCTACAATATCCGCCGCTGTGGCTAGATAAAAGTCGGGTTGAACAACATTAACACCGTTAACATTTTTCAATGAACCCATACCTCTTGAAGAAACTCCTAGTTGTGCACCGCCTTCAATAAGTTGACGAGCAATTTGACCCATTGGAGTTTCTAAAATTTTTGCTTTACCAATCCATTGATTACCGTCTTCACGTAAACCAACAATCATGTGTGATACACGGTCTAAGTTAATGGTTGGAGAATCTGGATGTCCTAGTTCACCAAAAGCACGGTGCTTGTTGATGTATTCTTCTGTGTAACGATGAACTTCTTTTTTCATCGTATTGTATTCGTATAGGCGGCCATTTTTGTTTTTCTTTTCAGCAACAAGGAATGGACCCTCTATGTACAGTTCTTTTTTACCATCTGCACCTTCTGTCAGATAGTTGACTGTTTCGTTGATTTCTTTAATGAGTTTCATTATTGTACCTATTATGGTGTTACGTTGTATGGTCTATAGTTGAATGCAGCAGGATCATTAAATTGACCACGTTGATAGTATTCGTTTTGTTTACGCAACTCAATAATTAGTGTGTAAGCGCAATTTGCTACCAAACCAATAGTTTGAACGCCGATGTCACCTGTTGCACCAACTGCATTATTTGGAATAGAAACCATACCTTGGTCTTCTGAATATTCACCGCAAAGGTCCATATTCATGATAGGCACATTATTTGCTGCACCGTTGCCAGTCCAAAACAATTCAACATATCCTTTTTGTTGAGATGCAATGTTGTAACCAATTCTAGTTACAGTTAAACCATAATAACTCAAAGGTGTTCCGTTTGGAATAATATTGTTATTACTTGTTAATGCGCCAGATAAAGTATTTGCTTGAATGCGATATGCGTTAGATTCTTGTCCAGTACCATCAAAATTGGCAGTAAGTTTAATAACTGCCTTTTCTGTGGTATCTCTTAAAACTTGATATGTGTATACATTTGCCATGTTTGTTCCTATTTTTACGGCGTAACGTTGTATGGTCTGTAGTTGAATGCTGCCGGATCTTGGAACTGGCCACGAGCATACATTTGGTTGTTTTTACGCAAAGTAAGAATCAATGTATATGCTGAGTTAGCTGATGCACCCACTGTTGTAACACCTAAATCACCATTACCAGAACTATTTGCTATGGCAGTATTTCCAGAATTATTCAAAATAGATGGCAATTGTTCACCTAAACCAAACTCACCTTGTCCGTTTAAATGTAAAATTGTTGCCGAGTTAGCATATTGAGCATTGAAGCTTGAACCTGCTCCATTCCAATATAACTCTACACCACCAACGGTATTTGTTGGAAAATTGACAAAGTATTTAACGCCAGTCAATTGTAAATCATAATAACTTAATGCAGTATTACTTAAACTTTGTGCAGAATGTAATTGTGCACCATTGGCATCCAAAGCAAAAGCAAGTGTGTTTGCTTGAATACGAGAGCCATTTGCTTCCTGAGAGGTGCCGTCAAACGACCCAGTTAATTTAATAACTGTATCTGTTTGGGTGTCTCTTAAAACTTGATATGTGATTTTTGGTGCAGCCATGATTCTCTATTCTTAAATTATTATCTATTTATAGTGAAGGATTAATAACCTTCTTTTTTCATTTTTTCTTTCTTCATTTTCATTTTTTCTTCTTCATCTTCTTCTTCACTCATGCCGTGCTTTGGCTTTTCTTCTTCTTTTTTCATGTGCCATTTTTCTTCTTCTTTTTTCATTTTCTTTGTTGGCATCATTTCTTCTTGGTTCAATAAACCTTGAGCAATTTCTTGTTTCTTGGCTTCAATGTGTGCAGTTACACGGTCATGAATTCCAGCATACAGTTCTGCTCTAAAATTAACTGCGTCATCACTTACTGCGTAATCGATTAGGTCTCTTGCGTTCATTTTGGTCTCCTATTAACCGTTGATTAATTTTTTAACAACATTTAAAACTGGTTTATAACCTTCATCCACTTTTTCTGGATTCTTTTCTTTACTTTGATCCAATTTCATATCTAGTTCATTTTGGTGTTCTGCACCGTCCATTTGTATTTGTGACAACATTTGTTGTTGTGCAACATCATTTGTAACTTGAACTGGCAAACCAATACCTGCTTCTTTTTCTTCTTCAATCTCGTCTTGCATAATCTTGATTTCATCATCATTTAGTCTCAACACATTGCGTTGAATCCAAGCTTGTGAAAAATAACGGCCAGTATATGGGTCAACTGAACTTAACAATTGCAATCTTTGTGTCATCAGTTCAGCATCTTTAAGTTCACTGAAGTTATTATCTTTGATAAAACTATAGTGTACGTGTTCTTTAAATTGATCCCATTCTTCATTAGTACAAACACCTTTAAGTACCAACTGAACTCTTAGCGCTTGATGGAACAAGTCAGAAAACTTGTTACGCATACGAGCAACAAACTTAGCAAACTTCAACTCATCTCTTGTGATTTCACCAACACGACCTAAAGAGAACCCGGATTGGTTAGGATCAAGTCTGGAGACTGGAACGTTCAATGATTTATACAGTTTCTTCTCAAAGTATTTAACGTCTTCCAACTCACCTAGGTTCTGTCCACCTGGTAGTGTAGTAATCTCTGTACCTTTGCCACCTTCTCTACGTGGCAACCAGAAGTCTTCCATCATGGATAAGAACTTACGGTCATCACGGACTTCACCTGTATTTGCATCATAGACAAGTTTGTTTTTATACTTAACCATAATATCACGTAGGTATTGTTCTGCCTTCAATTTAGGCAAATTACCAACGTCAATATAGAAAATTCTACGTTCTGGTGCACGAGAGATACGATAGATAACTGTCGCATCTTCAATCATACGCAACTGATTCAATGGCTTAATTGCTTTGTGCAGGTAAGATAATACAACCGCACGGCGACTATCCATAAGTCCACTAACCACAGAAATAACAGAGTCGGTAGTAATTCTGGTACCAACAGGCCCATAATTGGTTGAAGTGCCTGTCGTAACTTTATCATTGTAGATGTAATATTCATTAACAACATTCATTACCTCTACACCGGTACGTTCGTCTTTTTGTTTCTTAATTTCACGAATCTTACGCATCTTGCGTGGATCAACGTAACGTAGTTCTTTAATTCCGGTTGTAGGATTTTCTTTGTCTACAATAATATGATAATATAACTTTCCGTCAATATAATATCTACGGAAAATATCTTGAGCCATGTTGGTATAGTTCAACAAACGCAAGATAGTATGAAATTCTGTTTTAATAACTTTTTTAATTTTATCTGGAACATCCAAATCGTCTAAAACAATTTGAATAATCTTACCGTCATCATCTTGGCAAATCGCTTCATTGACAATATCGTCAATAGCCGATTCAATTTCAGGCTGCATAGCCATTTCACGGTAACGAGATATGAGTTCTACCTCGTTTTTTGCAGTACCGTCTAAGTCAACATACGTACCATAATAGGCCGCAGAAGTAATTGTTAACGCACCATCATCGCTCGGTGGTGGACTGAACGATTGTTGCGTTGCTTTGTTTTCTTCTTCCTCTTGACGAGAAATAGTAAAACCAAATAGACTAAACTTTTGGGCCATATTTTTCCAGTTATCAGTTCAAAAACACATAAAAGGGGACCGTAATCCCCTCGACAAAATTAAGATGTAGTAACAGTAGTATTTGTAGATGTCCAGTATTGGTATGCAAATGTTACTGTGAATTCTTCAATAGTATCATTTGTTCCCCAATCTAAATCGATTGGAGACATATCAACTGGGAACATACCTACAAAGTCGTATGCCTTAATAGCACCAGCCAAACCATCATTGCCACCAGTTTTTGCATACTGGTAAACGTGAGCATCAGATGTATAACCTAATGCTTGTGAGGTGTTGAAGTTATTTGCTTGTACGGATGTACCTCTCAAGTTACCTTGATTACTATTGATATAGTTCATCCAGGCTTCAATAGAATTGCGAATGATGAAGTTTTCATCGTTAACAATTGTAACTGTCCAATCAGCAAATGTTCTGTTGCCAGCAAACTTTACTTCACGACCAAAGTAATACATTGGGACAACACCCAATGTAGAACCTGGAAGTTGAGCAGCCTTTGCCAAGAAAGACAAAGATGTGCTTGAACTGCCAGCCGCAGGATTAGCACCAGGTGCATTTTGTCCAGTTGGAATATTTGGAATACTTACCTGGAACAAATTTGGGCGTGCGCCATCGCCTGTTAGGCGTGTTGTGAAATCGCTAATTTGAAATGCCATTTTATTCTCCTATTTGTTCTTATTTATTAAGCTGTTGTAGTGGTAATTGTTGAGAAATTAACACCAGTTCCAACTGCAACAAAATTCAACTGGATAAAGTTAATAGAACGAGCAGGTTGAAT